AATATCGACACGGGAAAGATGGAGGGCGAATTGCTGCTCTCCATTCTTTCAAGCCTTGCCGAGAGCGAATCCCACTCCATTGCGGAGAACAACAAGTGGAGCATCCAGAAACGCTACCAGAACGGCACGTTCAAAATCGGATACACGCCATACGGTTACGACAACATAAACGGTCAGATGGTGATAAACGAAGAACAGGCTGAAATCGTGAGGGAGATTTTCGATGCGGTGCTTTCCGGTAAGTCACCGGGAGCGGTCGCACGGGAACTGAACGCAAGAGGAGTCAGCACCAAGCGTGGCGGTTCCTGGACCGGGCATACCGTGAACGGCATGATACGGAATGAGAAATACACAGGCGATGTGATTATGCAGAAGACATTTACCGATGACAGGTTCAACCGCCATATCAACCGCGGAGAAAGAACACAGTACCTTGCGCGGGATCACCATGAGCCGATCATCAGCCACGAGGAATTCGATGCGGCAAACGCCATCATCGATGCGAACGGTCTGGAGAAAGGGATCCACAAGGATGAAGACAAGTACAAGAACCGCTATGCCATGTCCGGGAAGATCATCTGCGGAGAGTGCGGCGGCACTTGGAAGAGGGTCAAGCTGGCGAATCATTTCGGCTTTTCCTGCAACACCCATGTGAAGGATAAAAACGCCTGCAGCATGAAGACGATTGCCGAGGAGCCTGTCAAGGCGGCATTCATCACGCTTATGAACAAGCTGACCTACGGACGAAGCCTTATCCTTCTTCCCTATGCGGAGATGCTGAAAAACAGCCTGCGGTCTGGAAACATCGACAGGCTGACGGAACTGGATGCGCTTCTCGAAAAGAATACGGAACGCCGACAGCAGATCATGGATTTCTTTACAAAGGGTCTGCTTGACCCGGCGGTCTATGCGCAGGAATGTGATGACCTTACGGAAGAGGCGGAAAGGCTGGCAGCGGAGCTGGATTCCCTGACTACACAGATGAACGGGAATCGTGAACAGCAGGATGCCCTGGAACGGCTCCTAAAGTACACGGCAAAGGGTACGATGCTTACGGTTTTTGAGCCTTCGCTATTTACAGAACACGTTGACCATATCGTGGTCTTTGAAAGAACGGAGATCGGATTCGCCATGAAGTGCGGTCCCGTTTTCCGGGAAAGGATATGAGATGCAGCACACACCATATGGATACGACATTATCGGTGGCAGAGCGGTCATAAACGAAGAACAGGCCGCCAACATAAGAGAGATGTGTAAAAACTACCTGTCCGGGATGTCATTTAAAAATGCAGCGGCAGCAGTCGGGATGACCTTGAGCCACTGCGGAGTGAAGCGGATCATGCTGAATGCCAGATACCTTGGCGATGAGTTTTATCCTGCGATCCTGACGGAAGAGACTGTTCGGCAGGTCGAAGCGGAACGCATCCGCCGTGAAAAGGCGCTCGGGCGGGACAGACGGAAAGGTAAAGGCGCACCGAAGGGCGTCTGCTACACAGGCTTTTCCTCGCCGAAGATTGCAATGAAATACAAAGACCCGGTCAAACAGGCTGAATACGCCTACAGCCGGATCAGAAACGAGGTGAGCGGATAAATGGCAATGGCACAGAACATTACGGTGATTCCAGCAAGGCGCACCATAGGAACGCAAAAGAAAGCCGAGAAGGTTCAGAAGACCAGGGTGGCAGCCTACTGCCGCGTCTCCACGGAATTCGAGGAACAGGAATCCAGCTACGAGGTGCAGGTCGAGCATTACACCACCTACATTCAAAGCAATCCCGAATGGGAACTGGTCGAAGTGTATGCGGATGATGGGATCAGCGCAACCAACACAGCCAAGCGCGAGGCATTCAATCGTATGATACAGGATGCCAGGGACGGAAAGATCGACCTGATCCTAACCAAGTCGATCAGCCGCTTCTCCAGAAATACGGTGGACTGTCTGAAATATACGCGGGAACTGAAAGGGCTGAACATTGCCGTCTTTTTTGAGAAAGAGAACATCAATACCCTTGATGCCAAGGGCGAGGTACTCATGACTATCATGGCGGCGCTTGCCCAGCAGGAATCAGAGTCGCTTTCGGCAAACGTCCGGCTCGGCATCCAGTTCCGTAATCAGCAGGGCAAAGTCCAGGTCAACCACAACCGATTCCTCGGCTACACAAAGGACGAGGATGGAAAGCTGGTCATTGTCCCGGAAGAGGCTGCCATCGTAAGACGCATCTACGCAGAGTACATGGATGGCAGAAGTTTCCTGCAGATCAAGCGGGGACTTGAAGCGGACGGCATTCTGAATGGCGCCGGAAACGCCAGGTGGCACGAAAGCAACATCAAGCAGATCCTCACCAACGAGAAGTACATCGGTGACGCGCTCCTGCAGAAGACCTACACGGTCAACACACTCGAAAAGAAGCGTGTCGCCAACAACGGCATTGCACCGAAGTACTATGTGGAAGGCAGCCATGAGGCGATCATCGACAAGGATGTCTTCTTACGGGTGCAGGCAGAGATCGCGCGGCGGGCGAATATCCTGACCGAGGGGAAGAAAAGAGTTTACAGCGCCCGGTACGCATTGTCGAGCCTGGTTATCTGCGGACACTGCGGAGACATCTACCGCCGGATAAAGTGGAACAACCGAGGATGCAAATCAACGGTCTGGCGGTGCGTAAGTCGGGTGCAGAAAAAGAGCAGCGGAATCGACTGCCCGGCACGAACGATCCATGAAGAAGACCTGCAGGCAGCGGTGGTCACGGCTGTCAATGACGCCTGGGCGAGAAAAGACATCGTCCTCCCTGCGCTGAAAGCTAATGTGCAGTCTGTGGTGGATGGCGATACGGATGAAAGGCTTGCTGCGGTCGACCAGGCTCTCCGCGATAAGCAGGCAGAGCTTCTCGAAGCCGGAAAAGACCAGGCAAAGATAGATGAGATTGGGGACGCCATCGTTGCACTGCGGGAGGAGCGACAGAACATCCTCACCGCGGCCGCTATGAACACGGAACTGATCGAGAGGCTTGACGATCTTGCGACATTCCTGGATGAGCAGACCGAAGCCATTACAGAGTATTCCGAGGCGATGGTCAGACGGCTGATTGCCAAGATTACGGTGTACGATGAGAAACTGACCGTGGAGTTCAAGTCGGGGTTGGAGATCGATGTGGACGCATAACAGCATATGGATTTAGAGGCACCTCGCTCCGGCGGGGTGTTTTTTGTGTGTTCGGAAGATGATAAGCGAGTGTAAACGAGATGAAAGTTTAGAAAACGGATTGAAATTTAGATAGGCTTGCGGTATAATTAATTATCTTGTGAGTGCAATTACCTTTCGTAGAAATGGAGAACGATATGGTCAAAAACGATTTTGATATTGATGTCAAGGTGAAATGCCTTGAAGAACGTATTACGCAGGCACAGCTTGCAGAAATGATAGGCACATCTGCTCCCTACATCAGCAGACTTATAAACAACAAGAATGATATTATCGTTAATAAAACTTTTGTAGAGATGCTTGAGGCTCTTGGCTATGATATTCAGCTTACATATATAAAGAGAGAAAAATAGGAGAAAAGGCATGGGACTATTTGACATATTCAAATCGAAGAAAACAATCGGTGTGTCCGATGGCATATCACATGCAGTTTCTAATTCGAAGGATTCTTTTGCAGATTCGAGTTCAATCTCCCCGGATGAACGCCCTTATTATCAGCCGGATGATTATTATACCTTCTACTCATACCCGGGGACAGAAATGGCAACTCGGGTGATAACATTTGATGAACGGAAAAAGACATCTTATCCTTCAGCAAGAGGTTTGTATGTAGCTGAAATAATGCTTCTTGAGTATTGTTCTCAGGGGAAATACCCAAAACCTAAAGGCGGTTATCCAGGATTATGGTGGTTTAAATATGGAATCCGCGATGTAGGTCATGCGTTAGAATCGCTTAAGGCCAGAGGTTTTCTTCAATGGGCACCTAAAGTAAAGAGTCTGGGCACATTAAAAGTTGATGAATTAAAACAACTGCTTATTAACGAGGGACTTTCCACAGCGGGCAAAAAGGCTGACCTTGTAAGCAGAATTGCAGCGGAGATCCCAGATGAGAGGCTTGTTATTCCCGATTATGAACCCAAATACGAACTGACAGATTTGGGCAAAGCCGAACTGGATGATAATGGTTACGTTCCCTATATGCACAGGCACAATCATCTTACTACTGAGGATAACAGGTTTGGGGAAACATTTACTGTATGGGATATCAACAAGCTGTTCCCAGATGGGAATGCTACAAACTGGCGCAGAGTTGTAGGAGATATAGAGAAGAAGCGTTTTGGTGTTGATATGGCAAATGCCATACCCGTGGAAAAGACAAGAGAGGTTTCGAAGAAAACGGATTATGTTGCCCAAAGGGATGAGGTTCGAGAGTATCTCGAGTCTATGAAAAACGAAATTGCGAAAGGAATAAAGACGGCTGGGGATGGCTTTGCGGAGGAATCGCAAGGACTTGACCTTAAGTCTACTGGAAGGGATAAGGAAGCTCTGGTTAAGTTTTACATATCAATTGGCAAACGCTTTGATGCACCGGCGTTGTACAGGGAGACGGCTAAGTTGTTACGAAAGTATGGTATGTACGAAGAAGAATTATCTGTTATTAATGCAGGGCTGCTGAATATTCCAAAAAATAATAGCCATAGAGATGAACTTTTTGAGAGGAAGAAAAAAGTTCAGGAACTTATAAAGAAAAACAAGTAAACGAGGAGGCAGAAAAATGAAGATAGTGAGTATGGTTTGTCCGAACTGTGGTGCATCATTACAGGTGGATGCGGATCAGAAAAATCTGACCTGTAATTATTGCGGAAACAGTTTATATGTCGACGATGAGGTTAAGCATGTCCAATATGATAATGCGGAAGAAACCGGATATCAATTTGAAAAGGGGCGGCAGCGCGCCCAAGCGGAAGCCTTTGGAGTCAATCAGCAGACAGCCAGGATGAACCCTGGACAGCCTCCCAAGAAACGAAAAACGTGGTTGTGGGTGTTGGGGTGGATATGTATTTTCCCCGTTCCGCTTACCATATTGATGGTTAGAAATCAGAAACTTAGCAAGCCCGTAAAGATTGGCATCATTGCAGCTGCATGGATTGTATATCTGCTTATAGCTTTCTCCGGCGGTGGTTCTGGAGATAATAAGGATACCTCCAATGTGAATACTGAAACCACAACTGTTGAACAGACTACGGACGATTCTGCTATCGATACTGGAAGTGCGACTGAAGATGTGACAACCGAGGGAGACACTGCGGAAGAAAAATTGTCGCTGTCCGATATTACCTATGTTGAGTTGGATGAATTGCAGAAACTGTTTATTGATATTCCTACTTTTGCAGGTAAGGAAGAGATAAACGCTTTTATAAAAGAAAATGGATTTTATTCGCATGAATTCACAGGAGCCAAGGAATATTACGTCGGTCTCACATCAGCGTCTATTAGCACGAGAGGACGTGATAGAGAAGGTGAGATGATACATCTTTCATATAACGATGATGGTTCGGTGTCAAAAGTCGGCTACACTATCGGCGGCTCAGTTGGCTTTTTTGATAATTATGAGCTGACCTATACTGGAGATAAATTCCATTATGATGGTGAGGATTATGATGATGGTGAAGCGGCCATGCAGCTTTATCTGGCAAATTCCGGCGTTGGGACTGTCGAAACGTCAAATGATGTTTCCGAGAGTGCAATAGATAAGTTTATTGCAGATATCAATAAGTCTGAGGACATTAATCTGGAGTTTGTAGAAGATTTTATTCCTTCCGATAAAGAGAGCGGGCATTACCGCACAGAGTTCAGACTTAATGCGTGGAAAGATTCTACAGGCAAATCCTATAAATATGGAGATACAACTGTAGATATTATTCTTTCCAGCAGCGGTGAAATTCAAAGGATCTATATGGATGGTTCAACTCTGGAACAATGTGAGAGTATGATCAGGTATGCTTCTCCGTTATTGGATTCTACAGTTGGTGATTCTGATATACAAGAGGCTATCGATTATGTAGACGAACATAAAGAAGCAAACGGTTATTATTACGGAAAGTTAGGACTGCTTGTGCTTGGGCACGGAGATAGAGGCTATGAGTTTATGCTGAAGTTATCCTGATAGACCGTGTGGCAATATTATACGAGGTGATAAGTTTATGGGAATGAGATTCAGAAAATCTGTAAAAATATGCAAGGGTGTTAAAGTGAATTTTTCAAAGTCAGGAGCGAGCCTATCTCTTGGTGGAAGAGGACACTCCATGAATTTCGGAGGGCGCGGAACAAGAGCTACAGTTGGAATTCCGGGAACAGGTCTATCCTACAGCACGAAAGTCGGCGGTTCTCACAAATCACGGTCATCCTCTCATAGAAGTTCGGCGTCTCGTTCCGGATCAAGAAGCAATGCTGTGGCAGTTCCGAATTCAGTTCAGTTGAAAATGAGTTCGGATGGGAGAGTTGAGATACTGGATGGCAAAGGGAATGTCATTACAGACCAGTCTGTAGTGAGAAAAATAAAAACCACTGATGCTTATAAAAATATGGTCAGAAATCTTGAAGGCCAGCGTCAGGATATGCTTGAGCAAGCCTACAAGGAAGCCCGGGAAGAGAACGACAAGTTTATTGAAATATATAGGCTTGCACCTCAAGTGGATAGAGAGGAACAGTATATTCAGATACTCAACAGTCTTAAACCTCCGGTATATCAAAGGAGACAGTTTGAGATACCCTGTCCTACTGAAGCTACTGTGCGAGAACAACTGATACAGGAAGCAAAGGATACTGTTCAGGGTAGCATCTTTAAAGTTGGAAAAATGCGTAAGGAATATGTAGATGCAAACATACAGAGCCGTTTAAATGCTGCCATTTCCGCCTGGTCTCAGGAAAAAGATGCTTTTGAACAACAAGAATATAAAAATGAAGTGTCCGAGAACGAACGCTATGCTGCAGAGTTTAATTCAAGCAGAAAGTACATGAGCGATCTTATCAGCGGTGAGGATAATGCGGTATGTGATGCCGTTGAGACATGGATTTCATCTTGTGAGCTTCCAGTCGAAATTAATGTCGACTATGAGTGGAATCAAAACGATCATGTGATGTATCTTGATGTGGATTTGCCCGAGATTGAGGATATCCCTGAAAATGAAGTAGTTCGACTTGCAAGCGGAAATCTCAAAGAAAAAAAGAAAACGCAGGCTACCTTAAAGCAGGAATATGCAAATCTTGTACTCGGTCTTGCTATCTTTATCTCTGCAAATATTTTTAATGTGAGTCCGGCAATCCACAATATTGTATTGTCTGGTTATACGCAGAGGAGAAACAATGCAGGTGAAGTTAACGATGAGTATGTTTACTCAATCAAATTTACAAGAGGGATATTTGAAAGCAGCGTATTGGCTAATGTAAATCCTTTGGACTTTTGCATGAGATTTGAAAACAGAAGCAATATTACAAGCACTATGCTTATGAAGAAAATACAACCCTATGAGATAGGCGAATAGTATATACAAGAAACGAGAAAGGGGACAACTCCATCAATGAGCCGTAAACGGATTTTTGAAATTATAGAAAAATCAGATGGTAAGGATCGTATAAGTTCTGTCTATGACATATCAATGATAGTAGTCATTGTTGTTAGCTTGGTTCCGTTGGCATTCAAGACAGATACTCCCCTTTTTCAGATTACGGATAAAATCACAGTAGCAATATTTATCATCGATTACTTTTTGAGATGGCTTACTGCTGACTATAAATTTAATAAAAGCGGTGTAGCTTCATTTGCAAAGTACCCATTCTCAATTATGGCAATCATAGATTTGATATCTATTCTGCCGTCTCTAACTGTAATAAACAGCGGGTTCAAAGCGCTTCGAGTTTTAAGAATGATTCGTGCATTCCGCGTCTTCAGAGTCTTTAAGACGTTTCGGTATTCAAAAAGTTTTGAGATTATCGGAAATGTTCTTCGATCATCCAAGGAACAGCTACTGGCAGTATGTGCATTGGCAGGAGGCTATATTCTTATATCGGCTCTTATTATTTTCAATGTTGAGCCTGATTCATTTGGGAATTTTTTTGATGCTATTTACTGGGCTACGGTTTCTTTGACAACAGTCGGTTATGGAGATATTTATCCTGTTTCTACAATGGGAAGAGTAATCACAATGCTTTCGTCAATCTTGGGAATAGCAATTGTTGCATTACCCGCAGGCATCATTACGGCAGGATATATGAAGGAACTTGAAAAGAGGACTGAAAAGCGTGAATCCCATAAAGAGGGCATAGATAAAGACGAGCAATAATGAAGACGACGGAAATCCAGGAAGAGTTTATTTCGGACTTGGGAGGCGCATTATCACGACTTTTTCGGTCATACAGTTTTGACCCACGATATTTTCGGTTGAACCGATGACATCAATGGCATTGTCTCGGGGCATGTTGAGTGCGTGACATTGATGTCGAGGGCAAAAGGTTGAGAGAGCTGAAAACCCTTATATATCAAGGCTTTCAGCACACATGGGTATGAAACCCAAAAAGCAAAAATGACATTTCTGCACTTTGCGGGAACAAGTCAAGAAATGCCCTATTTGATAGTTAAGTGGTCAGGTTAGATGTCATAGCCCCGCGAGTGGTCGGGTTAGATGTCAGCCTTCGCGAGTGGTCAG